CCCGGTTTTCCCTGACCGAAGCCAGGAGAAATCTGATCCTGTCCGGGCGCAGAAGCGCTCCAAGGGCTATTGCCCAGGATTTTACAGGATTGGCTTACATCTCTTAGCCTCGCACGCGGCGTGACCGAGAAGATGTGGACGGACCCTGAACAGGGATTATCAATCCTTGCTCGGAGCCCGATGCCTCGGAACTTAAGGTAGACTCTTGTTCCTCCTCCTTTTCCAAGGGAGGTTCAGCGAGAGAGCGCCTAGGGCGCTGAGTGATCCCGATCGGCGGTCTAGAAATCCGCTGAGACCGAGATCTCAGATTGTCACGAAGGTGCGGCTGACTTAAGGTCGCCCGAGGCCCGGTAAGGGCATCAGTGGGCATTGTCCCGATGCTGAGCTTTAGGGTCATAGTGAGAGCACCATGACGCGCTGCCTCCTGGTAGCGTGAGTCCGTGATGTACACTATTCCTCTTATCGGATTTTGGGACTCGAGGTCCGATTTCACATCTCCTCCTTCCTTCGGGTGGAATGGCAAGCAATATGGTACAGTTCCCTGTATCGTGTAAGTACAGCCAAGGTCCACCGGAGCAGTCTTCCACAATGCCTTATGCATAAGATCTTCGATAGAAGTGTGGTTGACTCGCGTGTCTACCACGGCGATCTGGCCTCTTGCGAGTCCGGTGGCCACATGCGGTTTCCAAGAGAGGATCACCTTATCATAGGTGATGTATCCTTTGGGGCATCGCATTTGTGCCAACTTACTCTTAAAGATGGACCAGATACCGTGCGGAATCAGGGCGATCGGGTCCTCGACATTTGCATCTAGTGAAATGTCGTGGACGAATTCGAGCTTGAGGCGCCCTCTAAGTTTTGGAGGGTCCGAATAGCCGATGTCTTGGGGTGATATTACCAATTGACCTGTGTTCGGCATAGGAATAGGTGTAGAGGAAGCAGTTGCCAAATCTAAAGCATTGTCCCCCATAGTAGCAATCTTGACAAGATCAGGTCGTTCTTTCGGAAGCGGTTTGATCAACGTTGAGCGTTTTGTTGCGGTAATGTCCGTGACGAAATCTGGG